AGTACGTCGAGTCCGCGAAGGGCAAAGGAACACAGTTCTAGGCGGCGTCCGAGACGTTGCGCCTACCTTCTATAGTGCGGTTAAGAGTGCTGTAGATGCACTGAAGATGGCGAAGGCTCCGGGGCAGCAGTGGCTGTCCACCCTTCGTAACATCCCCGGCGTGAAGCCGGAGGAGATCGAGTACTACGACCTGCCCGAATGGCTGTCTTCGCAGACTGGCCCTGTCACCAAAGAGCAGTTACTCGACCAGATCAATCAGCGACAGATCGATGTCGTTGATGCCGTTGGCGGCGACAAGTATTCCTCATATACATTCCCGGGCGGAAGCAACTATCGCGAACTTCTTCTGACCCTGCCCCCGCGCAAGGGGATGACTAACTTCGTGAATGAGATGCACGACTTCAGTGGAGTCGAAAACATCCTCGCTCATGTTCGCGTCAAGGATCGTTCCGACCTCGACGGCAACCGCGTACTTCACATTGAGGAAGTTCAGAGCGATTGGCATCAGGCTGGTCGCGAGCGTGGTTACGGCGAGGAGTCTGGAATCCCTGATGCGCCGTTCAAGACTAGCTGGCCCGACCTCGCGCTGAAGCGCATGGTTCGATTTGCCGCAGAGAACGGTTACGACCGGATTGCTTGGACAACTGGCGCAGACCAGAAGTTCCGTTACGACATTCGTCGCAACTTCAGCGAGGTTCTCTACAAAAAGAACCCCAACGGAACCTTTCATGTCAGGCCGCTAGACAAGTCCGGCGAGATCGTTGGCGAGCAACGGTCTGTGAAGCAGGGCGATCTCTCTAAGTCTATTCCCAAGGTCGTCGCAGAGAGAATGCTGAACGGCGAGGGAACCCAGTCTCAGGGTCGAAATCGTGGATTCACGTCCATGACCGGAGACCTCCTCGACTCTGGCGATGGCTTGATAGAGTTTTACGACAAGCAGCTTGTTAAGCGAGCCGAGAAGTTGTTCTCGAAGCTTGGCGGCAAGGTCAGCATCGGCGAGCTTGAGGTCAAGCCGGAAGGCTCTGACGACTACAATTACTCTTCTCCAAGCAAGAAGTACGCGAGGCAGGCTCTTGCGGACGGAGCCGAGGTGGATGTCTACCTCGATGACGAAGGCTCGTTCAACTTCATCGGAACCGCAAAAGACTCTGATGAGCTTAATAGCCTGACGGCTGAATACGGCGATTACGCCGAATTTGAATTTCAAGTCTCCTTCCCGGAGGCCATGGAAACTAAGCGCGACTTCATCTTCTTGGATATTCCGAACTCCCTGAAAGACGCCGCTGTCTACAAGGGCTTCCCGCTGTTCATGAATCAGCGGAACTCAGCTATTGCGTCTGCTGTTAATAGCGGCGCATTCGGCAGCATCGGTCACGCAGTTGACTCCATGCAGACGATTATCAATTCGTCTCTCGAGCAGGCAAGGCCGACTAGCATCTACAACGGTGCGGATGAAACGCTGCGCGACACGCTTACGCGCAGGTTCGTCAACTCGTTCTACCGGCTTGAGCGTTTCCAGAAGGAGATGGCCAAGAGCATCGGTCTGGAGCGAATCTCCGATGAGATGGATGCGGCAGGGCAGATCGAGCGGTTCAGCGGTCAGGTGACCGAAGATGAGCGTCAGATTCAGCGCAAGTATCTTGAGCCGATGATGAAGTACGTCTTCGACAAGAAGCTCGACTACAACATGGTGAATCTGTTTGCGTATGCGCGTCACGCCCCGGAGCGTAATGCTGACATCGCAAGAAAGAATGCCGCTCGTTACGACGAGCTTCGCCAGAAGCTTCTCGACAAGTACGACGGCGACCTCAGCAGGGCAACCCTTGCCGAAAGCAAGGATCTTGAGCGTTACCTGACTATGAAGGAGCGGTTCGCCGATCGCGGCTCTGGCATGTCCGATAAGGACGCCGCCGAAATCATGAATCGCTTCCGCGACGAGGGCAAGTACGACCAGTACAACGCTGCGATGAGCTATGTTGATGACCTCGTCAAGTCAACGCAGCAGAAGATGGTTGCCGCTGGCCTCATCGAGGAGGAGGTCGTCGGCACTTGGAATGACAAGTTCTCGTCATACGTCCCGCTCAGTGGTTGGGCTATCGACGAATTCGATTCGCCGCAGAACAGCCCGATGCGCGTTGGTCGCGGTTTCTCGATTGGCGGAAAGGAATCCCTTGCCGCACTCGGACGCCAGACCATGGCGTTCCCGCCTGTCACCAATGCAATCAAGCAGGCTTACGAAAAGACCATCCGCGCAAGGAAGGTCGAGGTTGGTCGTCGGTTCCTGAATCTTGTTCGCACCTTCAAGGACGACACGCTTTGGGAAATCATCGACAAGGACAACCCGATCTTCAACCGTTATATGGATGCCAAGAAGGACGCGGTGCTGCTACGTCGGCAGACCACTCGCGGCCCGGGCGAGGACTTCTTTGAGGTCAAGGAGAACGGCCAGACCGTCCTCATCGACATCAAGGACGACAAGCTTCGTCGCGCAATGCTCAACCTTGGCGCTGCCGACATGGGCGATGTCGTAAACGGCATTCAGAATACGTTTGGCCGCGTGACTTCGTTCCTCTCGGGAATGACCACCCGCTGGAATCCGGCATGGTCTGTGATCAACGTGCCTCGCGACTTCATGGCTGGCATGATCAACCTTGTTGCCGAGGCAGATCTGCAAGACGGACTCATCAAGGGGGCTGGCAAAGTCAACGGAAAGACCGTTACTCAGGCGGCCATCTCTGATTACGTCAGCCTCAAGTACCACAAGGCACTCAGCCGATACCTTGAGAACAAGGCTGGCAATACCGCCGAGGACAACTTCGTCAAGGAGTTCTTCGAGGACGGTGGCGCTACAGGCTACGTTCGCAACTTGGATGCCCGAGAGCTGCACCGCGATCTTCAGTCGAGCATTGACCTGCTCGGCGAGTCCGCCGGGATTGAAGGGGTTGCTGCAACGACTCGCATCAAGCGCGGCCTCAATGGCGTCAAGAATGCAATCGAGCATTTCAACGACATGACCGAAAACGCAGTTCGCGTTGTCGCCTACGTCAATGCTCGCAAGGCTGGCGTGACTAGAGATAGGTCGGCTCTTCTCGCCAAGAACGTGACGGTGAACTTCAACCGTCGTGGCGAAGCTGGGCCGCTAATGAACTCGCTGTACATGTTCTGGCAGGCGAGCATCAACGGCAACCTTCAGTTCTTCCGCACGATGTCATCGGCTGAGGCGCGTAAGGTTATGTACTACGCCGCTGGCGCAGCAGCCGCTGTAACCATGTTCAGCATCGCTTCTAGCGACGAGGAAGAGAACGGCAAGACGGAGTGGGAAAACCTTCCTGACTACGTCAAGGAGACTGGCCTTCCCATAAAGATCCCGGGAATGCCGATGCTCGTTATCCCGCTGCCTTATGGCTACAGCATCCTGACGTATGCCGCCATCAAGGCGACTGAGACGCTTTCTGGAATCGAAAGCGCAGGCGGGTTTGCGTCGAAGGTGCTTGGCAAAATCGTGAACGACGTGATGCCGCTTCGCCTTCCGGGCGGGGACAAGGCTGGGCTTGATCTTGAGGCGACGGGAGTCGTTAAGGCTATCACCCCAACAGCGGTTCGCCCCTTGGTTGACTTGGCCATCAACACGGACTTTGCCGGGAATCCTATCTACAAGGAGAACCCGGAGTTCGCGAAGGTCAAGATGCCGGACTCCGCGCTGCATCGTCGTGGCACTACGGACGCAGCGATTGCGTTCACAAACCTGATGAACAAGGCGACTGGCGGTACCTCGTATCAGCCGGGGCTGATTGATATCAATCCCGACTCAGTCGAGTACCTGATTGGTGAAGTATTCGGCGGCGCAGGCCGCACCCTGATGCAAGCCTATGGCGTTGCGGAGAAGACCGCCACCGGGAAGGATATCGAGATTCGTCAGATTCCAATCCTGAACAAGGTCGTGAAGACAACTACTTGGACGATGAATCCCGGAGACTTCTACGACCGCATCGACTCGGTCTATCGCACTGAGGCGGAGGCCAAGACGCTGCGCGGCTCTGAGCGTGGTGACTTCTTAGATGAGAATAAGGTCGATTACCGCGCATTGCCGCTGGCGAAGTCGGCGCAGTCCCGGCTACGCAAGCTGTATGAGCAAAGAAAGAATATACAAAATTCAACACTCAGCGAGTCCGATAAGGAAGAGCGTATCGAGAGGGTAGAGCTTGAGATACAGAAGGTGTACGACACCTTCAACTCAGGCTATCAGAGAATTTTGGACAGAGAGGGCTAGTCGAACTCGCCGTCCAGAAGATGCAGCTTGAACACCTCGATAAGGAAAAGGATTTTCGCCTTATCGGTGGTGTTCGCGCTGCACGTTATCTGAGCATCTGTGTCCATCGACAGGATTAGGAGTTCTCTCTTCCCCTCGTAACCCTTGTGAGCGTCTAGGATTTCGTCATCTGACGGATAGATCGATACGACCTTGCTGCCCTTTGCCATCGAAGAACACCTCATCCACAATGCTGGCCTTGACTCTAAGGTGGTCTATGTCTGGCTGGACATATTGAGCCGCCATACTCGGCGTTGCCCAGCCGCCTAACGTCATCAGCGTCTTCAAGTCTGACCGCTTACCGACCTCGGTAGCCCACCCTCTCCTAGCAGAGTGTACGCCATAGCCGTCGAGTCCCGCAGCCTTAACGGCGCGTCTCCAAGTGTCAGAATACATGCGCTTATACGGCTCACCCCGTTCATTCACAAAGACAAACTCTGGGTGCGGGGTCGTGTTGCGGACGAAAAGGAGTATCCGCATGGCGGACGCGGAAAGCGGGATGGTCAGTTCCTTCCTAGCCTTCATGCTCGACGCCTCGATGCGAATGCACCGGGAGTCGAAGTCCACGTTTGCCCACTTGAGTCGGCAGATGTTTATGCCGCGCAAGCCGGTCGCTATCGCAAACTCGATAGCCCTACCCAGAGATGGCGGCAACTCTTCAATAAGCTGCTTGGCTTGGTCTGGCCGCAGTACTGGCCGACTCGGAGCTTCCTCCGGCAGCGGGTCAACCTTTGGTATGCGGTCAATCCATTCCCTCTCTAGGGCAAATGAGAAGATTTGCATCAGTTTCTTGGTCGCGTCGTTGACCGACGACGACTTCATGGTCGAGCGAGACTTGACGATATCCCTCGCCCGGGTGACCTGTGCCTTTCCGATAGACCTGATTGGGTGTCCGGAAAAGAACTTCCCGTAAACCTCGATGGCCCACTTGATTTTGTATCTGGACTTCTCCGCTATCGGGGCGGAGTTCTTGTATTGCCAGAAGGCTTCGACTGCCTGATCCCAAGTTAGGTCTTGGTTACCAAAGACTGAATGTTCCATTTTAGGTCTCCATTGAATTCCAACAACGCTTCGGGTCTGACCAGCTCGCCCTGCGAGGCTGCGTAAGACTTCTTCGGCCCAACATTCTTTAGCCTATCAGGCTTCAGTAGCTCGACCGCCGACATCCATCCTGCAATTCTATACTCCGGCATCTGGCCGATGACAAGAACGAAGATGTCCACTTCCATCTTTTTCCACGGAACGGCCAGAAGCATACCGTTCTCTCGCCACGTAGACTTCACATCTACGGTGTGGCCGGATGGCAGTATGCAGTCCACCGCCTTCCTCTCCCCGACATCTAGGTCAGGGTAAATATTCATCGCCTTGCAGAAGGCTATCTCTGCGGCAGCGCCTTCTCTGTCTATCTTGTCGTCAGCGATGTCGCTGACCTTCATGTTGCGCAGACCGTCCTGCCTCGAACGCTGATGCCTAGCCTTGCCTATGTAGGTAGCTAGTTTCTGCTCCGCAAGATTTAACTGCACAAACATTACGCAAGAACGTCATCTATTCTGGCAAGCAAAGATCTAGCCTGTGGGCTTCTATTGGCCCCTATGAGGGGTCTAGCGGCAAGCAATAGCCAGTTGACATGCACAATCTCTTGGCTTGCCTGAAGGAGCAGGTCGCGTTCCCGCTCACTAAGTTCTGGGTTTTCCGCCGCAAGGCGGATGTCGTCTATAACTGCCATATGCTTTCATTGTGTGCCTGTTGAGCCGAACCCTCCGGCCCCCCTGACTGTATCAGAAAGCTGCTGTCCGGCAACTAGCACAAGGTCGGGGATTCGAATGACCATCAACTGGGCAATTCGCATCCCTTTAGTGACGGCAAAGTCACGAGCCTTATTGACATTGTGAAGAATCACGCCTATGTCGCCTCGGTAGTCCGAGTCGATAAGCCCGGGGCTATTCAGTACGGTTACACCGTTCTTCGCGGCAAGCCCAGACCTAGGGAGAATCAAGCCAGCGAACCCGGGCGGTATCTCAACCGATGTCCCGGTCGAGATTACTCGCCATTCCCCCGGGGGGATGATTACCGGAAAGTCTTCCGGTGAGTTAGCGATCAAATCGTACGCAGCGGCTCCAGATGTTCCCTGATGCGGCCTGTTCCCTAAGAACTTAACGTAGACGTCGCTGTCAATCATCATCCCTTGTTTTCCTAAGAGCGTTTTCCCTGACAATCTTTATCTCCTTCGGAGCGTCGAAGCCGAAGTAGATGATGGGTTCTTCTGTAGAACCCCACATCACATGCTTGACGCTGAGGACTCGAATCGTCGTCTCCTCAAGCTTGACGTACGGACTTTGCGGGGAGAACTGAACAAGCCTCCAGTCCGTCTTGTCCCATACGTCCGCGTAAACTCTGGGCCGATCAAAGCTATCGATTACCGAAGTAGCCTTGATCGCCCAGTCGCACGAACCGACGAGGTCATCTGGACTAATGTTGCGTCCAATATAAACCACATCGTTCAGTCGTCGGTTCAGTACAAGCATAATTAAAACGGATCGTCTTCGAAGTCTGGCTGTGCGGCAGGAGCTTGCCGACCCTTGGGTGAACCCTTCTCATCCGGCTTATACGGATCAGAGATCATGCCGGAGAAGTTAGGAGCCTTCTCATTTTCGCTCTGGTTAACCCAGAGGGCAATAGAGATTTTCTCCCCAGCCTTGATTGCACGATGCGCCGTGAAGTGACCGCGAACGTAGGGCTGCTTGCCGCCACGCTCATACTTGTCGTTCTTCCACAGGGCAACCTTACCGTCTTCCTTATACTGGCTCATTCCAGAATCTCCACTTGATATGCAACAGTCGCCTTCTTTCGGTAGGAGTCGAGAGTGCGACCTTTACTCTCCAACAACTCATTCAGGTTCAGTTCCTCAAAGACAGCCTTGTAGTCAACTGAACCCTTACGCTCGATACGGGATATCTTAACAGCACCGTTTGTGCATGAGCCATGCTCAGTGCCAACCTTCTGCTTGAGTTCATCGAACTCCTTGCGAATCGGAGCGGATGCCTCGTCAAGTTTCTTGAGTTGGGCAGCGAGGGTGGCCAAACGGAGCATGGAATCGTTCGCGATGAAGGCGACCTTGTTCTCGCTGTCAAGGAACGGCTTGCACAGTTCCTCATCAGCGACGATGCGAAGGTAGTCTTCGTGGAACGCTTTCAACTTCGGAAGGACTGACTCAATCCACTTCGGGTCTCGCTCAAGACGCTCGACATGTGCGTTGTCATCGCTCATCCAGCACACGAAGTCGCACCACTGCGTCCCGGTAACCTCCATCACTAGGCGGCACTGGGCTTCGTAGTACGGCTTGTCCTTTAATGTATATACATTTTTTGCGTAGTACGGCGTCTTGACCTCGATGCACCCATCGAAGCCAACGAGTCCGTCAGGGGATGCCCCTAAGAACGGAATGTCGTTGTGAGTAATGAAGCCAACCTCATCGACCATGTAGCCTCGATTGACCTCGAGGTAGCGCCGACCGTAAGCCTCATGCTCCTGCCCGTGCTTGGTTGCGGCGTTGCCCTTGAACTCGCGTTCAGCACCCTTGGCCTCACGCACCATCTCGCGCATCACATCGGATGGGCTTTGATGCGGGTTAAGTCCGAGGATTGTGCCGACTCGCGAGCCGGTAATCTTGCCGATACGCTCGGCAAGCCATGCCTCTGTTCCCTGCTTATTTGCCATCGAACTTCTCCGCAAGCGTCTTAGCCGTGTC